TTCGAATGGATGTGTACAGGAAGCAGGAAAGTAAAAAGATGGTGTCAGATGCCTGCAAAATCATAAAAACCTATCTGGATGATTTTGAGAGCCAGAAGGAAAGAGGCAGGGGACTGTATATCTGGTCGAGGACAAAGGGAAGCGGTAAGACGAGGATCGCTGCCGGGATTGCAAATGAACTGATGAAAAGATATACAGTCAAATTTGCAGTATCACTGACCATCTTGCAGGAAATCAAGAATACATGGCGCAGGGATGCAGCAGGCAATGAAAGCCAGCTTTTAGATGCACTTTCCACAACGGATATTTTAATCATTGATGATTTTGGTGTGGAAGCACCGGCGGCATGGATCAACGACAAAATGTATCAGATCATCAACGAGCGGTACATAAACCAGAAGGTAACGATTTTCACGAGTAATGATCCGCTGGACAAGCTATCCTACGATGACCGGATCACGAACCGGATCAAGGAGCGGACATATCAGATCGCATTTCCAGAAGAATCGGTCCGGGATCATATAGCAGAGCGGATGCAGGAGGAAATCATTGAAAAGATGATAACGAGTGGAAATATAAAATAAAAATTAAGTGGTGAAATAAGGATTATTAACATGGGAGAGATGACAAAGACAAGCGTAAAATACTGCCGGAAATGTAAATATTCGTACAATCACAGCCAGACAGAGATTAAGTGTTGATATTATTCAAAGACCGGATTAAGGCGTGGGTGCCCGGTAGGGATGTGCGATAAGTTTGAGAAGAAAGGTGAAGTTAAAATGACAGATGAAACCAAGAATGAGATAAAGGCGGTACTGACACTGTTAAAAAATACACTGGTAAGCAATGGTGTAAGCATAGCACTTGAAAAAAAAGACGATGGATGCATTTGTTTTTTTGATACCGCAGAGTATTGTCGCACCGGTAAATATAAAGGGGTATCTGTTAAAATAACGGATTTAGTGAGGTAGAAATATGATGGAGTGTATGAAAAGCATGGCTAAGAAGCCACAGACCAATGCAGACCGGATCCGGAGCATGACGGATGAGGAGTTGGCAGAATTATTATATTCACTTCAAACCGAAGACTTAGACGGTATGTTTTGCAAAACCGAAGATAAGTGTGAAGAGATGATGGACAGTGGAGATGAGATACCGAAAAGTATGTGCAAGCAGTGCTTGGTTAAGTGGCTTCGGGCAGAAAGCGAGGAATAGCATGGAGAGATTAACAGAAAGAATCGATAATGTTCCAGATGGAGAATCTGGTGTATGGGTAAAGGAACATGACTATATATCAGCCGCAGAAAAATTAGCTGACTACGAGGATGCCGAGGAGCAGGGATTACTTCTGCGGTTGCCAATCAGTGAAGATGCACCAGTGTATTCCATCGAGTATTGTTGCGGAAAAAACAAAAGTAATCGGTCTGGAATGTGTTTTAGAGGATTTTGCGAGAATTGTAGTGATAAGGCGTACTACATACGTGAAAGCGTAGCTAAACACTGCAGCATTTGCGAAATTAATAAATCGGTATTCTTTACTCGTGAGGAAGCCGAAGCCAAGTTGAAAGAAATGGAGGAAAAGGATGGAAGATAGATATTTATTCCGTGGAAAGCGGATTGATACCGGAGAGTGGATCGTTGGAAGCCTGCTTGTCGATAAACAGCAAGATATTGATACCGGGGAGCAGATTGAAATTACAGGGATATATCCGAGTGAGTATAAAGATTTTGCTAAAAAGATAGACACGACCACTATCTGTCAGTGCACCGGACGTAAGGACAAGAACGGAAAGTTGATTTGGGAGAATGATATTCTTTCAGGTCATATCGACGTTGAGTTTCCAGAAGATGAGACGAGAAAGTGTGTCGTGTGGCATGAAAACGGATGGTGTACGAATGAGCCGGGCTGTGATTACTCCGAGGAACTGGATGATTTTGATTCAGAGAATTTTGAAGTGATCGGCAACATGATTGATAACCCGGAACTGTTGGAGGTGCGGTTGTGAGTGAGAAAAAATTCCCAATTTTAGGAACAAATGAATCTATAGACTGGAATTTAATTGCACCGCATGAAAAACAGGCAATGGAAAATCATGGACAGACTTTGGAGAAATTAGCAAGGCGACATGGATTAAGCTGGTACGAGCTACTATGCGTAATGGCGGATAAGAAACTATTAGTGGATATTGAGTATGACAAGGAAAAAGATTACGAGAAACTATGCCGAAAAGTGTTACTCTTGGAAGAAGTGAAACAGTATAGAGCAATCGGCACGCCGGAAGAATGCCGGGCGGCTATGGAACGTCAGAATCCGAGAGCTGCTATTGCTGAAAAAGAAGATACTGGGACTACAAAATATACATGTCCGGCATGCGGTAGGTATATGGGGTGGTCAACTGGAACACTTCCTGCTCGTTATTGCTGGAAATGTGGTCAGAAATTAGATTGGAGTGATGAAGAATGAGTGAAAGCCTTAATCCATGCCCGTTTTGCGGTGGAAACGCAATGTTCTTAACCATTACAAATAAGTCATCACATTCGGCTGTTGGGGTAATGTTCAAAATCAAATGTATGAAATGCGGAATAGAACTTCCAAAAAGCTATGAATGTGAGATGTACATGGATCAGGACGGAGGGATCAGAACAGGGAAAGACGAGCGAACGAAAGCAACTACAGATTGGAACAAGAGGGCGAACGATGAGATTGATTGATGCTGATGAATTAGAAGGACATATAAAAATTTTAGGAATTTGGGATGAGGTAGAAAATAAAGATGTATTTACTAATGATATTAAAGATGCAATTTTAAAATTAATAGATGCGCAACCGACCGCCTACGACCCGGACAAGGTTGTGGAGCAGTTGGAAAATGAGAGAAAGTTTTGGGAGAATGCATACGACAGTAATTTGGGGAAAGAGAAAGCAAGAAGTTATGAGCATGCAATCGAGATCATGAAAGGCGGTGGAGTAGATGGCAATTAAGCCGATTTTATTCAATACGGAAATGGTTCGGGCGATTCTGGACGGGAGAAAAGATGCAACGAGAAGAATTGTAAAAGGCTTTATTCCTGATGATGCAGTATGGGGATATACCGCTTTTACACCTAAAGGGTACATATCGTGTAGAGGTACATTTGCAGATGGGTATGGAGAGAAATTTTTTAAATTGCCTTGCGAGCCGGGCGATATCCTGTATGTCCGGGAAACATGGAAAAAGGCACCGAACGGATACTATTACTACGAAGATTGGCAAAGAAATGACATTGCCGATGTTACAAAGTGGAAACCATCCATCCACATGCCGAAAGAAGCCGCACGTATCTGGCTTAAGGTTACGGATGTGAGGGTGGAGCGGTTGCAGGAAATCACATCGGAGCAGATTTGCAGAGAGGGTGTAGAGGTGGAATATCCTCATGTGTTGAATGGAGAAGAAAAAAGATATGCTTTTTCAAGACTCTGGGATTCTACCATCAAGAAGTCCGATCTTGACCGCTACGGTTGGAATGCCTCACCTTGGGTGTGGGTGATTGAATTTGAACGATGCGAGAAGCCGGAAGGAGTGTGAGAATATGAGTAAATTTGATTATGACTGTTTTTGCGGAGACGACGATTCACTTGGTTTCAATGCGAGTAAATACAACAAGGAAGAAGCTTTAAAAATTGGCGCGGAAGAATATGGGTGTAACGTAAACGAATTAACGGTAGAAGAAGCCTATATTTATTATGGTTTTGGAACTGATGAAGATGGAGAAACACGTACAACGTATTGGCTTTGCGATGTACCTAAAGGAAATAGCTTTGAAGCATGGAGAGTGTATAAAAAATAGGAGGTGGGGGTGATGTCTAAAGCAGTATTAGTTATGGATATGCCAGAATCATGTTTTGGTTGCAACTTTTTGTATTGTAACGCGGATGCAGGTATTGACAGTTGCCAGGCTATGGAAGTATCAAGAATTGTTGATTCTGAAACATACGAAAGACCAGATTGGTGTCCACTTCGGGAACTGCCGGAGAAGATGGAAGTGTGTGGGAAGTACCCGCAGCCAGGTAAGCCTATCCCGTCGTATAGATTTGGTTGGAATGCTTGTTTAGATGAAATTTTAAAAACAGATGGAATGAGAAAGGAGTAATGACAGAAGCCTTGGTAGACCAAGGTTGACCGCCTAAAGGTGAAGAAAGGCGAGAACAAAAGGAATTTAATTAGCGGTGTCGTATGGCACTATTGGGAGCCGTAATTCCTTATCCACGGACACATAGCAATCTGTTAAGTGGTTGTCATGAAAAGATTAAAAGTATGTTGGGTAAGCGCAGGAATATCAAGTTTTATGGCTGGATATTTAGCAGGGAATGTAGACGAATGGATTTACATTGACATTGCAGACCAACATGAGGACAGTATCAGGTTTATTAAAGATTGCGAGAAAGCAATCGGGAAAGAAATTCAGATACTGAAATCAAGCGAGTACAGATGTGTAGAGGATTGCGTAAGAACATTTGGAGGATTTAGAAATCCGGCAAACGGATTCGCACCTTGCACGAACTGGCTCAAAAAGAGAGTGAGAAAAGAGTGGGAGGAACGACATAAGGATTGTGAATTGACTTACGTCTGGGGATTCGACCTTAAGGAAAAGAACCGGGCAGAGCGGACGATTGAAGCAAATCCGCAAGCCGCACACGAATTTCCGCTGATTGACAAAAACCTCTCAAAAGAAGAGGTACATGGATTGTTTGAACGGACTTTTGATTTTGCCCGACCTTTGATGTATGACCTTGGCTATCCGAACAATAACTGTATCGGCTGTGTAAAAGGCGGCATGGGTTATTGGAATCATATCAGAAAGGATTTCCCGGAAGTCTTTGAAAGTCGGGCGAAGTTGGAAAGAGAAGTTGGTTATTCAATCCTTAAGGACGGAAAAGGTAATCCGGTATATCTGGATGAACTTGAACCGAACAGAGGTAACATGAATACAGAGATTTTCCCCGATTGTGGGATTATGTGCTATTTGGCACAACAGTAAGGGAGTGATGGATATTAAACAGATTGCTGGACAGATTAATTTGTTTGAAGAAAAACCTGTGAATGAAATAAATGAATGTCTCGGTGAGCCTTGTGCGCATTGTGATGTTGAATGGTGTTCGATTGCGTGCTTTAAACGAAGAGGTTACCAATGGGATTTATTGCACAGATTTGTAAAGGGAAGTGATAACAAGCCCCTTAGAAGAAACATAGAAAAGAGAATTTGTAAAGAAACAAGATTTGATTGAAAGAAAGGAGCCGGAACCTATCCGGATAAAAGGCGCGCCGGGTTCCTTTTGAAGAAAATGATACACGGAGAATTGATAGTTGACAACTTCGCCGGCGGTGGCGGTGCTTCCACCGGAATAGAACTTGCAACCGGATATAGTGTTGATATTGCCATCAACCATGATCCAGAAGCCATTAAGATGCACAAGGCGAACCACCCGAACACCAAGCATTACTGTGAAAACGTGTGGGCGGTTGATCCTGTAAAGGCTTGCAATGGGCATCCGGTTGGACTTGCCTGGTTCTCCCCAGATTGTAAGCATTTCAGCAAGGCAAAAGGCGGAAAACCAAAAGATAAAAATATCAGAGGTCTTGCATGGGTAGCCTTAAGATGGGCGGGACTTGTAAGACCGAGAGTAATTATGCTGGAGAATGTGGAAGAATTTAAAACATGGGGACCATTAAACAGACGGCATCGTCCAATTAAGAGTAGGCAGGGGAAAACCTTTGAAAAATTTGTGCAGCAGCTTACTGATCTTGGCTATGAAGTAGAATTTAAAGAACTGATTGCTGCTGACTACGGAGCACCAACCATGCGAAAGAGATTTTTTATGATTGCCCGGTGTGATGGCAAGCCGATTGTATGGCCAGAGCCGACACACGCACCTGTAGACAGCGAAGAGGTGAAGAAAGGACTATTAAAGCCATATGTTGGAGCATACACACAGTTAGATTTTTCTCTGCCGTGTCCGAGCATTTTTGATACTTCAGAAGAAATTAAAGAAAAGTACGGCATTCGGGCAGTACGCCCACTGGCACAGAAAACAATGGACAGGATAGCCAGAGGATTAAAAAAATTCGTCTTAGATAATCCAGAACCTTTTATCATTCAGTGCAATCATGGTGGTGAGCGTAGACCGAACGACATTCGAGAGCCGATGCCGACTATAACCGGAAAACATGGGTATGGGATTGTAGAGCCATATATGGTGCAGATCGGACAGACAGGTTTTACAAAAGACCGGAGCAAAGATGTCCGGGAGCCGCTTACAACCATTGTGAGTAAAAATGAGCATTGCCTGATAAGTCCTACGTTGATCCAGTACCATTCAGAAACCTCAAAAGATGGAGTAAGAGGACAGACTATAGAAGATCCGATCATGACAGTGGACAGCTCAAACAGATATGGACTGGTCGCATCATTCCTGCAAAAGTACTACGATGGTGGATATAAAGGCGCAGGCGATACATTAGAAAATCCGCTACCTACAGTAACAGCGTGGGATCATAACAGTGTAGTTACGGCAAATCTTATCCAGATGAATAACCATTGTGATGGGCGAGATTTACGTGATCCTATACCAACAATAACCGCTGGGGATGGTCACTTTGGAGAAGTAAGAGCATTTTTAATTAAATATTATGGGCAGGGAACCGGACAGGACATTGAGGAACCTCTTGATACAGTTACATCCAGAGATAGATTTGGACTTGTGACTATTGAGGGTGTAGATTACCAGATTGTGGACATAGGATTGAGGATGCTTGAGCCGAAAGAACTTTACGGATGCCAGGGATTCCCAGACGATTACATAATCGACCATGACTACACAGGAAAGACATATCCGAGAAGTGAGCAGGTCAGAAGATGCGGAAATGCAGTGTGTCCACCGATACCAGCAGCATTGGTTAGAGCCAATCTGCCAGAACTGTGTATTGCGGAACGAACACCGAACATGAGGATGGAAGCAGAGCAGACCGGACAGCTCCGGTTTGCGTAGTTAAATTAGAATTTTTTAGTGGAGGAACGAAAATGGAAGATTTTGAAAACACAGCAAAAGACGAATTGAATAGCGAAGAAGATAAAAAATGTGGATATTATAACGAGTGCTATTTACAGGTTAGGAATGGAGGCATGTGCCTTTATAAATGTCCTGATCGCACACATCATTAGAATTTAAGGAGTGAAACCATGAAATATTGTGATATGGATAACACAGAAATTAGAAAAATCACTTATGAGCAATGCCCATTAAAGTGTACAGGATGTGAGGCGTTATGCAATGAAATGCCAGTAAACCAGTGTAGAAAGAATTTATCACAGGAATTTGATAAGAAACGTTAAATTTAGAATTTAGAAAGGTATTGAGTATGGAAAATGCAGAATTAACAGCTTTACAGACAGTAAGAGATGAATATAGAAAAATCAAAGATAAATATCAGAAGAAAGCTGCCAAAGAAAGAGAAAAAGTAAATGATGTTTATGTATTAGTTTGCGGTGAGAAATGCTATACAGATTCAGAGGTAAATGATTGGTATGCGAGCGATTATATTACCAGTGAGCAGTCAGACAAATATATTGAAAAACTGAATAAAAAGAAAGCAACAGCAGGTCAAACAGATACGCTGACTAAAAGCGAAATGGTTTGTAAAATTTTAGACAATACAATTGATAACCTGACTCTGGAGATACGTGATATAAAAATTAAAGAGGAACAGGAACAAAAAAAACAGGAACGTTGGGAAATTGCACAAGCACAGGGTCTTTCATACAAAGAATTTCTTGAACTTGAAGAAGTAAGCAGACAATCCGAAGAATATGAAAAATTAATGGGTATCTAATCTAAACTGAACTTTAATGAATGAAAGAAGGTGTGACAAAATGAAGATTATTATAGGAATCATAATATATGCGTTTATCGGATGCGTATTTGCCGGATTCTTAGAAGATGATTCTGTAGATGAGATGGATACGCTGGCACAGGTAGCATTATGGCCGATAATATTACTTATTATCATTGCTTGGATACTTTCCATAATTCCACTAACAATTGGACGAGTATTAAGAGCCATTTTTGATTTTTTTGACATGAAGAACTGAATATTGATATTTTTGCCGGCTGAAATATGCCGGTAAAAATATACAATAATGTTGCATGAATACGATAATATATTGTGTTTTTATAAACTGATATATGGTATAATGGTGTAAGAAACATAGTTGTCACGCATGGGGAGATGTTTAAAATGAGCAGAGAGGAAACGATAGAGATATGCACACGCATAGACGATTACCTGGGCGATAAAATAGCAGAATCAATTTTAAATAATATCTCATATGACAAAATGGAAGCACGCTATGGGATTATGCCGATTTCTCGCACGCATTTTTACAGAAAAAAGAAAATGGCATTAAGGATGCTCAACAGCCGGAGCTTGTACGAAGAAGAAAGAAACGGACAGCTCCGCATGATGCTTTAATTCACGCATAGAACTGCACGCATGGACACACGCATATTATTTTAAAATGCACGCATAACGCACGCATGGCACGCATAGACTGATTTTTTATCACGCATAGGATAAAAATACCACGCACGCATAAAAATGGCTGTATTGGTAAAATATGCAAGGCAGATGCTAGATATAAAAAAAATCCGCACACAAAAAACCGCCGGAAGTGATCCGGCGGTAATCCTCTGCGGCGGTTCTAAAAGTATAATTATTTTAAAATAAAACCGTATCCGCTAGACCGTGCTGCTCTCTGAAATTCTTCTTTCCCATATTTTCGATACATTTTTTCAAGATTTTCAGAAATGTCAAATCCGGCAAGCTTCAATTCATGCAGTATCATTATTTTTTCAATCATAAAATCAACCATCCTTTCATTTATGCCCTGTCTCATCGGTGCAGGTGGGGCAGTTCCTGCAGACCGCCGGGTGGCGGTTTCGACTTAGCTGTAAAGCATTTCTTGCATAATCTGGTGGAGTTCTGTTTCGGATTTCTTCCGGTGCATTTCTCTAAAATCCTTTTCAGCTTTCATCTGCGCTTCTTTCTTGGTATATCCTCGACCTCTCCAAAGGTCATATAATTTCTCTATTGTCCAGTCCTTCATGTTTTCCCTTTCTGGTCTGCCATCATCAGCACCGGGCGACCGTCCCACGGTGGACGCTCCAACCGGAGCTTTTCGGCTATTTTCTCGAATAAAATTCTTTCGATGCATCATTTGACCAGTTCGGCATAATGTTTTCAAAATCTGCGCCATAGATAAATTTCAATGTTTCGCAGAATGTTTCATATCGAGCTTTTTCAGTGCTTTCAAAAATGCTTTTTTCAAATGAATCATTTTCCAAACAATCCATGTATAAATCTTTATAATATTCTTTACATTCGCTTAAATTTTTCATTTCGTTTTCCTCGCTTTCTGTTTTCCTGTTCCTTTGTTAATATTATAATACACTAAAAACAGTGTAATATCAATATACAAATACACCAAAATAAGTGTAAAAATATCAGCAATAATTGTGTATTTTTTTGGTGTAAAATTAATTGAAATAAAAATGTCTCAGGTATATAATAAATACGAAAGAGAGGTGCGCAGATGCTTACTTATAAAATTGACGTATTGGAAACGCTGAAAGAAAGCGGATATAACACGACACGGCTTAGAAAAGAGCAGATCGTAGGAGAAAGCGCAATCCAATCATTGAGAAAAGGCGAAATGGTGGGGATTAAAACACTCGAAAAGATCTGCGATATACTGGACATGCAGCCGGGGAACATTATTAAATATGTAGAAAATGAGAAAAAATAAAATACTATAAAAATAATGTAAAAAGGTATTGACAGTACACCGTTTTAGGTGTATTATAATATCAGAAACAAGGAAAACACAACACACGGAGGAAAAGAAAGATGGAAGAATCAAGAAACATTTACAGTTATTCAAAAACAGAAATAAACAAAATGAAACGTGAGGAGCTTTTACATCTTTTATACGAGAGAGATAAAAACTATTTTGAAAACATAAACGGATCAGAAAAGAACTGGAGCAAAGAGAACACATTTGAAAAATATAAGGAGTTTTATAAAAACTTTACGGTTAAAGACTTAAGAGAAAGAGCTTAGATGGGGATAAAAAGATGGAAGAATTAAAAAAATGTTATCAGGAATTACAGAAAAGGATCGCAGAAATTGAAAACAGACATGACACAGACATCATTGATTTTATTAATCTTGATGACGAAGTGAAAGCCGAGTACATGGGAGACTGGAAAGAGCAAGACGTGCAGGGCTGGGAGTATCTTTTGAACAGAGCTAGCACAATCCGAGAAGCGTACAGGATCGTTGCGGAAGAATTGCATATCGGAGAATTTCTACCGGAAATTGACCAGTAAAAACCTAGAGCATTAATTAAAAAAGGAGATAAAAAAATGAGTAGAACAGAGCTTTTTAACAAATGGTTAGAGGAAAATTATGGAGAATTGAGAAAATTCCCATTATAAAAAAATGGGCAAATGATAATAAAGATATTATAAGCCCGATTGAACCGGATCTGTTTTCTGGGGGAATAAGAGACATAAAAAGATATTTGCTCGGAAAGCATAAAAGTGGGAGTGCTCAGTACAAGGGATGGCGTTTATTAGAATGGAGCGAAGAAAATAAGGCGCGAGAAGGATTTCCGGAGAGAAAAAAAAGAATGCCAAGAAAAGAGAAAATGTCAGAAGAGGAAAGGCTGAAAAGAAAACGAGAAAGAGAAAAACGAAGAAACGAGAAAAAACGGCTTGAAGTATAGCCGCTTTTTTTTATGCCTAAAAATGGAACAAAAACAGTAAAAAAATATCTTATAATAAAAATATAAGTAAAATGATGGGAGGTGTGCGCCTTGGCAAATTTAAAAGGAAAAGTTAAAAAGCTTCAGACTGCGATTGTCCAGCGTGGATTGATTGTAAAAATAAACCAAAATCAATTTTACAGTGCAGACCAGAAGCGCATGATAACAATTTACAGAATCATTACACCAGTGTACACCTTTAAGAAAAATAAACAAGAATGGAAAACAGAAGATTTTGAAATTCTCAAAACGGCATCCGTCCCGGATGTAATATTCTGCTTGCTAGAAATTTATAAGGCGGTGAGCGGATGAAAGGAAAACTCACACAGAAACGTAAAATATTTGCAGATGAATACATAAAGAATGGCGGTAATGCCACACAAGCTGCGATAGCAGCCGAATATTCTCAAAAGACAGCGTATTCGCAGGGACAGCGTTTGTTGAAAAATGATGATGTTTTAGCATATATAGCCAAACAGACCGAGCGCATCGAGAAAGAGCAGCACCGGGATATCATGAGCCTTGCAGAAATCCAAGAGCGTAGAAGTAAAATCGCAAAGGGCGAAGTCGTGGACGGTCTTGGATTCGCCCCGGACTTTTCCGATCAGCTTAAGGCAATGGACGGACTGGAGAAAGCTTTGGCGATTGCGGAAAAGCATAAGCTAGAAGCCGAAGAGAAAGAGAAGAGAGAAAAGGCTGCACTCTGGACAGTACCGATCACAGACATAACGAGCGACTTCGTTGAGATTTACAGAACAGTACACGAAGCATTTAACGGAGAGATAGACGTGCATGAGATCATATCGAAAGGTGGGCGTGGATCTATTAAGTCCAATTTCTGGGGGAATCTTGCATATGAGACGATTAGACAGGATCCACAGGCGCATATCGTATACACCAGACGATATAAGGTTGACTTGCGCGGATCCGTTTACAATCAGTTTATGAAGGTGGTGATACGGTGTAATGATCTGGATAACTGGGATTTTAAACAATCCCCAATGTGTGCGGTTTATAAACCAACCGGGCAGATGGTCATGTTTGCCGGAGCAGATAAGCCTATCAGCTTAAAATCGTTCAACGTGCCGTTCGGATATGTAAAGCTTTTAATTCATGAAGAGTGCGACGAGATGGCAGGCGTGGAGCAGATGGATAACATTGAGGATACATTTCTGCGAGCAGATACACCGGCGCTTGACATAAAAATCTTCAATCCTCCGAAGTCAAAAAATAACTTTATGAATGAGTACACTGAAGAATGTAAAAATAAGCCACAGACACGGATCTGTCACAGCTATTATTATAATGTCCCAGTGAAATGGTTAGGAAAACGATTCTTCGAACGTGCGGAGTGGTTTAGGATTCATAAACCATTATATTATAAAAATAACTACTTAGGAGAAGTCACTGGAACAGGCGGAGGCATCTTTGACAATTTAGAAATCAGAAAAATATCGGATGAAGAGTTAATGACATTCGATACAGTAAACCACGGATTGGACTTCGGATACACACACCCACAGGTGTTCAGTCAGAATTATTACGATTACGAGACGGATACTCTTTATATTTTTGGCGAAGTGTATTCTAAAAAGTGTAAAAACTCTACATTTGCCAGAAAGATAAAGAAGTTTATGAATGTGGAAATAATATGCGATTCTGCCAGACCGGACGGAATAGCAGAGATGCAGGACTGGGGTTTTAATGCGATCGGGGCAAAGAAAAGATGGGGAAGCGGAAAAGGAAGAGATTACTGCTGGGAGTGGTTGCAGAGATGTAATAAGATCGTGATTGATCCTGAGCGTTGCCCGAATACAGAAAAAGAGTTTATAAAAGCAGAACATGAGCAGCTTCCAGATGGTTCATTTTCAGATGCATACCCGACCTTAGAAGAAGACACGATCATGGCAAACATTTATGCATTGAACAGAATTATAATGACCAGCCGAAGAAATGATGGTCTTTATGATGATGAGGAAGAAGAAGATAGCGACGATTATGAGGATTAAAAAATGAATTTTTTTGAAAAAATAAGGGAGACGATCATGAAGTTTTTTAGAACAGATGCAGAAAAAGAATTAAATGTCGAGTTTATTACTTCTCCAGAGATTGAAAACTCACAGCAGAGATGGAATGATATCATTAAGGGAAGCCCTTTTTGGCTGGATCCGAAAAATAATGACATCAGGACGATAAATTTCGCAAAATTCCTCTGCCAGTACACAGCGAAGAAAGCATGCATGGATTTGTCAGTGAGCATAACCGGTTCTGAGAGAGCTGATTTTATTAATAAGTGCATTAAGGCAATGGTTGACACTTCCTTCCGGGACAAAGTGGAAGATATGCTTGGAGTTGGTGGGATTATTTTAAAACCGAACGGCTCGATGAACCCAGACAACATGATTGATTATATTATGCCGTGGGATTTCGCAATCACAGAAAAGACCAGCAACGGAGATATCAGAGGATGCATTTTTATTAATCGACTTTTAAAAGATAAAGTTTACTACTACCGGCTTGAATACCATCATTTCACGACTTCAAAAAATAAAGAGGACGAAGAGATGAACGTGTACGAGATCCAGAACAGAGCGTTCAAGTCAAACAGCAGTAATTCACTTGGAAAAAAGATAGAACTGCATGACGTTCCAGAGTGGTCTTCAATAGAAGAAGTCGTTCACATTATGAATGTAGAAAAGCCACTATTCGCCTATTTGAAAACCCCATTCAATAACACAATCGATTACTCGTCTCCAGAAGGTGTATCGATTTTCTCAAATGCACTTATGGAGCTTAGAGATCTCGATATAGCCTGGAGTAAAAAAGGAAATGAGGTTGAGGATTCTCAGCACATTACTTTCATTGATGAGAACGCGCTGACAAAACAGGGAAAAGGTGGTACTCGTGTCTCAACAGTGGAGCTTCCTAGGTTCGTTAAAGGATTGAAATTTGGGCTTGATTCAAAAAGTACGATTGATGAACACGTCCCGACCATGCTTACTTCTGACAGAATCACAGACATTAACAGCGTTCTTTCTATGATCTCGACAAAATGCGGATTCTCACAGGGGCAGTTTATCCTCGATAGAAAATCTGGAAGATTGACAGCAACACAAGTTGAAAGTGATGACAATGAAACGGTAGAGACGATTAACGATATTCGGAAAAGCATAAAAACTGCATTAAAAAATCTTATTTATGCAATCAACGTATTCTGCGACCTTTACGGAATCCCTACCGGCTATGTGGATGCACTGGATGATGAGGTACCGGACGAAGATATATTCTATTTTAAAGATTTGCTTGCGAGCTTCGAACAGGACAGATCAAGAGCATATAATTTAATGATTCAAGGTATTTATTCTAAGCGTAAATACCTTAAGGAATACGAGGGATTTAATGATGATGAAGTAGATGCCATGTTTGCAGAGAGAGCACAGGAAGATGCGGAAAGGAACATCGGTGGTCTGTTTGGAGAGGAATAAAATAATTCAAGGGATACCGAAGCTTTCTAAAAATGGTATTTTAAAAGGTGGATATATTATCCCGGAACCTGAACCGCCGGAGATGGTTCAGGTAAAGTTGCAGGAAAAGACTGTGATAGAGACGATTAAGTTTTATTTAGAGAAGTGATAGAGAGGGATGCGTTAATATAAAATATAATAAAGTCATTGGAAGCTTTAATATTAAGCTTGACACTAAAAGAATAGATGAAAATTTGAGAAATGCGCAGAATGTTCTTGATGAACAGGTTGTAAATGACATGAGAAAATACACACCTATGCAGCAGGGCGATTTGAGAAACAAGACGCAGATAAAAGAACCCGGATTAATTACAGTCGATACACCATATGCACATTATCAGTACGTAGGCGAGCTTTATTTGACCGCAGACGGTAGATCATGGGCGAACCGTGGAGAAAAGAAGTATCCGACAGGAACAGAATTAAAATATCACACACCTGGAACGGGAAAAAGATGGTTTGAAACTGCAAAAGAAAATCACGGTAAGCAGTGGATTGATCTTGTTAAAAGAGAGGTTGGGAAAGGATAATGCTTAAACCGGATTACTTTTACGGAAAAACTGATAAACTGGTTGAGATGTATCAGGATCTTGAAAATTGGATTATATCAGACATTGCAACACGATTGATAAAATCCGGTGAATTGTCAGGAACTGCCGACCGAGAATTGTGGAAACTCCAACAGATGGGACTGCATAACACAGAGATTGTAAAAAGAATATCTGAAATGTCTGGAAAGTCAAGAAATGAGGTTCGCAGATTATTAAGGGATAGTGTTATGACATCATTCTCGGATGATAAAGAAGTCTTGACGCAGATATCAGCATATGTTATATCTCCGCTAAAAAATAATACGGCAATTCTGGCAATGAATGCAGAGTTAATAAAAACATTCGGAGAACTTGATAATTTGACAAAAACAACCATTAACCAGACACAGAAAGACTTGCTCAATATGCTAAATGAGGTTGATTATAGAGTTGCATCTGGAATGCAATCTTACAGCAGTGCAGTCTGTGAAGTTCTGGATAGATATGCAGAATCTGGTGTTATGGTAGAATACCCTACTGGAACGAAGCGTTCTCTTGAAGCGGCAGTGAGGTGTTGCATTGTCACATCTATGAATCAGACTGCGGCACAAGTGACGAACATTTATATTGCACAAAATAAAATAGAGTATGTTCTAGTATCAGCGCATCCAGGTGCCAGATATGATAAAAAGAATCCAACAGGTATTCCATCTCACGATCACTGGCAAGGCAAGGCATATAAAATAATTGGGAGCGAACCGGGATTTCCGAATCTTCTTGAAAGCACAGGTTATACCATAGACCCTAAAACCGGAAAAGGAACTGTTGTAAATCTCTTAGGACTTCACGGATACAATTGCAGACATTCACATGGCCCGTGGCGAAAGGACATGGTAAATAAGTACCTTGATGAAAACGGAAATGTGAATATAAATGCAGATGAAAGCCAGAAGCTTTATGATTTGCAGCAGAAGCAGAGATTACTTGAAAGAGAAATTCGCAAAACAAAGCGTGAAATTATGGCTAAGAAACAGGAACTCGATATGATTGCCGAAACAGATGTAAAAGAGATCTTGCAACCTCAATATGATAAACTGGCATATAAACTGCGAATGCAGAATAAAAGGCTTCAATCATTCTGTAAGAATAATGATCTTCAATTGCAAGGCGATAGAACGAAGGTTTCTGGATTTAATAAAAAACAGTCTGCGATTGCAAATGGACGAGCAACGGCTTATAAAAATAAAATCGAAAAAAATGGTACAACGAAAGTGGAATAATATGTTATTATAATAACGTGTTAACCATACATACTTGGTTATCCACCTTTCTTTAATTAATGCAGTGGAACTCAAGCGAGATAACAACTCACCGTCATAGCCGGAAACTCCCCCAAATGAGGTAAAGCAAATGAAAAACATTGTTACGTGCTTTACCAAAGAAGAAAAAGAGCATATAAAAGAATTGTGTGATTTCACACCGACAGAAGAAACGCTCTTTGATTTACGGAAGAAAGAAAAGTCTTTGGAAGAATGTGCAGAAATTATGCATGTTTCGACTAAGACAGCCGGACGTATTAACGTCAAAATGCAACATAAAATTCTTAAGGTAACTGGACAACATTTCACATAATTTTCTCCTCATTAAAGACATCCGTTAAGGGTGTCTTTTTTGTGTCCTTTTAATGGGGTTTTACTGGGGTGGTTCAATTGTGTTGTTAATAATAAAATGAAAATAGAAAGAGAGGTTTATTATGTACGAGTATCAGAGATATAACCAGTATTCTTATCCTCAATATCAACAGCCACAGCAGATTCAACAGCAATTCCCACAACAGATCATGCCGCAACAAGCTGGACTTTGCGGAAGAATGGTTAATTCTGTTGAGGAAGTCACAGCGAATGACGTTCCCATGAATGCACCATTTGCCATTTTCCCAAAAGCAGATGGATCAGAAGTTTATATAAAATCGTGGGGTGCTAATGGTCTTATTCAGACAGTTACATATAAACCGCAGCTAGACGGAAAACAGAACGAATTACCGAAAGAAGACACGGCAACATTGTTTGCCCCGATAATGGAGCGATTAGACCAAATAGAAGCTAAAATAACTCAGTCCCAGAGGACTACCAGAGCAAAGAAAGAGAGCGATTCTGAATGAATTTAATGCAGATGATCCAGTGCGGTGGAAACCCTAAGATGATATTAAGTCAAATGATGAGCAACTCTCAATTTTCAAATAATCCGATCATGAAAAATACATTCGACATGATGAACCGTGGAGACAGTAAAGGGCTGGAACAGCTTGCCAGAAATTTGTGCAAAGAAAAAGGCCTTAACCCGGAAGAAATCATGAGCCAGTTTAAACATTGATACTATTCTTGCAAGATTATGTATAAATAAATTTTATTAGGAGGAACACATATGTTTAATTCATCTCCAAGTTTAGCGGACATTGCCGCCGTTACTGGTGGAAACCGTAATGATGGTGCATGGGGCGATGGTGGTTGGTGGGTTCTCATTATCCTCTTTGCCTTATTCGGTGGATGGGGCGGTTATGGATTCGGTGGTAATGGTGGTGGCGGTTATACCGCAACTGCGGCTACACAGGCTGATATCCAGAGAGGATTTGACAATTCAGCAGTCATAAGTAAACTTGATGGCATTACAAATGGTCTTTGTGATGGCTTTTATGCAGTAAACAACGGAATGCTGACAGGATTTAACACCATTCAGCAGGCAATTAATGCGGACACAGTAGCAGGAATGCAGAATGCAAATGCTATTCAGTCTCAGCTTGCAAATTGTTGCTGCGAAACTCGTGAAGCTATCCAGGGTGTAAACTTCAACATGGCGCAGAACACTTGCGCATTACAGAACACCATGAACAACAACACGAGAGATATTATCGACAGCCAGAATGCCGGAACAAGAGCGATACTTGACTACTTATGCCAGGATAAGATCGCAACGTTGCAGGCAGAAAATAATGATTTGAGACTTGCAGCATCACAGGATAGACAGAACGCACTTCTGACTACCGCTATGACAGCACAGACAAATCATATTATCAGTGCTGTTAATCCATCGCCAATCCCAGCATACCAGGTGCCAAACCCGAACACATACATTCCGTATGGATGTGGTTGCAATACTGGATGCGGATGTTAGACAACTGAATAATTAAAGTATCTTAATCGACAAGATTATGTCTGCATAGCGGTATTACTTAAACACAAAGGGCAGACTTCAATGTTTGCCCTTATATTTTTGAAAGAGAGGAAAATATTATGTCAGAATTTACAGCCAATGCTTTACAGACTGTCCTGCAAGGAGAAGATGTCGCATTTACTGAGACACCGGTTTGCGGAACAAAATGTATAGTTCACAGACAGGGAAGCGGAGTAGTTAAATTAAGAGGAATCACAAACCAGTGCAAAGCAAGATTTCTTGTATCTTATAGCGGAAATATCCAGATCCCAACCGGCGGAACGGTGGAAGCTATTTCGCTTGCAATCGCAATTGACGGAGAACCATTACAGTCTACAAGAATGATTGTAACACCTGCGGCAGTAGAAAACTTATTCAATGTATCTGCACAGGTTTATGTAGATGTTCCTTGTGGATGCTGCAGCACAATAGCGGTTCAGAATACATCTGGACAGACTATCGAGGTTCAGAACAGTAATTTAATTGTAGTAAGGGAGGCTTAGTATATGCATATTGAAAGAATTCATAAAATGCTTGAATGCCTTGCTGAAAAATCCTTATGTGAGATTGAAAAAGGGATTGAGAATGTCAATACAGAAGAAATGGGAGAAGTGATCGACATGATAAAGGATTTGTCAGAAGCAGAGTATCATGCCACAATTACTAAGGCAATGAACGAAGCGGACGAAGCAGATATCATGGAGAAGCTTTTAGAGTATGGGGATGACCGAAGATATTATGATCGGTATCGTTATGCTAATGGAAGATTTGCACCGAAAGGCAGAGGAAAACGAAGAGGATATGATGAACCCCCATATTATCACATGTACCCGGATGATTACGAAGATGCAGAGCACATGAGAGACATGGATAAGAAAGATCTGAAAAGGATGTATACAGATACCGGAATGATGGGAGATAGATCATATCCGAGGGATTCCAGAGAGGGAAAAGCCGGTATTTCCAGACGTACTTATATGGAGACCAGAGAAAACCATCATGGAAATTCAGAGGAAGATAAAAAAGAGCGTGCAAAAGCAAGAAAAGATTACTTGCGAGATATGCAGATGGATATTACTGAAATGACATCAGATGCAACTCCGGAAGAAAAGCAGATGTGGAGAAATGAATTACAGATGATGTTACAGAAAATCTAAGAGGTGAGCGCAGTGTTTAAAATCAATGATGTTGAATGGAATATTTTATATGTAAATCCTAATAGTGAATGCTTGATGCGTTCAGACGGAACAATTACACTTGGTGTTACAGATTGGAGCAAACGAACGGTTTATTTGTCAAATGCATTAAGCGGAAGTCTGTTAGAGAAAGTTCTATCTCATGAGTTGGTACACTGCGCTTCATTTTCATATGATTGCCACATTCCAATAAATGTAGAGGAAATCGTAGCGGATTTTCTGTCTCTTTATGGAAGAGAAGTCGTTGGAATAGCAGATGATATTTTGAATGGGGTAATTGAAAATGGATGTTATAAAGCAGTATGAGGACTATATAGGGCTTAAAAAAGAATACATTAAAAATCCTACATTGGAAAATAAAAATGCAATGATAGCCAAATTAGAAGAGTACGGAAAGTATATATACGACCAGTGCAACAGATTAAAAAAGGATTGCATTGTGGAAGAAGAAAAAGAAGTGCTTAGAAGGTATTTCGGTGGGAAATAGCAAAAAGGGGTGGAGCAATATTCCCTTTTTAAAATGGTACAAAAAGTTGTTTAAAATAGGTTAAAATATATATTGAAAAGAATATTAAAAGTACCGGACAGAAAAAGGGATTCTGTTCGCTAACCTAGAATAATTATAGGATGATGCATGGCACGTCCTATTTTGGGCGTGCTTTTTTATTTTTGGGAATTAATTCAGTGGAAGAAGACACGGCTTATATCCGGGTTGTCGAGGGTTCGATTCCTTCATTCCCAATTGCCAGCTATGGAGTAAATAGCAACTCATTCGTGCCGGACTGACCGGAGTAACAACTTGGAAAGAAAGAGGTAGAAACATGGTAAACGTAGCAAACGAATTAAAGAAACTCGGAATTGAAGTTTCAGACGAACAGAAAGAGTCTCTTAAAAAGAGTATGGGTGAAGAGCTGTATTCCAAGAAAGAAATGGAAGACAAGGTTAATAAGGCTTCATCAGAATCTGAACAGTGGAAAACCCGTGCAGAATCAGCAGAGAGAATGCTTGAAGGGTTGGATGGAAAAAGCCCGGAAGACATTTTAAGAGAGCGTGATGACTGGAAGAGACAGGCAGAGGATTCCAAAAAAGATTATGAAGCCAAAATCGCAGAGCATGAGAAGGATGAACTTTTGAAAGAAGCATTTGCGGAAATCGAGTTTACTTCTGAATCTGCAAAGAAAGCCATTATGAAAGACATTTCCGAAAGCGTAAGCGTGAGAAACGGAAAACTGATAGGGTTCAGTGATCTTATTGAGGAAGCTAAAAAGACAGATGCAAATGCATTTGTAAATAAACAGAATCAGCCGACTCCACATGCGTATTTCACAAAACCGAATGAAAACAATTCTGGTGGTGATAAGCCTACAACAAGAGAGAGCATTTTATCTATCAAAGATAGATCAGAACGTCAGAAAGCAATTGCCGAAAACATTTCTTTATTCCAACAGTAAAGGAGTTTTATATGAACAAAAACAGATTAACGATGAACACCAATTTGCAGTTCTTTGCAGCAAACGAAGGACTGATTAAAACAGAAGACATTGATGTAACAGCAAGGGAAATTGATTTTGTTACATCTTTTGAAAGAAACTGGGAAGCTTTAAGAGAGGTTCTTGGAATTTCAAGAGCAATTAGAAAAACGCCTGGAACTCTTCTTAAAAGCAAATATGTAGAAGGAACGTTAGAAAGCGGAACTGTAGCAGAAGGTGATGTGATTCCAAGAACACATTACGATGTAAAAGAGAAACCTTATTCAGAGATTACTCTTGGAAAATATGCAAAAGAAGTTTCTATCGAAGCTATCATGAATCATGGATATGAAGCAGCTTGTGGAATGACAGACGAAGAGTTCAAGACAGACCTGCAGGATGATATTACAACAAAATTCTACAACTATCTGAAAACTGGTACACTTACAAACACTACAAAAACATTCCAGATGGCTGTAGCTAAAGCTATTGGATCTGTCAAGAATAAGTTCAAGTCAATGCACAAAACTGCTACAGGAGTTGCAGTGTTTGTAAATATGATGGATTTATATGATTATCTTGGAAATTCAAAAATTACTTTGCAGACAGCCTTCGGACTTACCTATATCAAAAAATTTCTTGGAGCAGACATTATGATCCTTTGCTCTGACAACGAAATCCCAGCCGGAAAAGTTCTGGCAACAGCTGTAAACAACATTGTTGCTTACTATGTAGATCCATCTGACGCAGATTTTAAGAAAGCCGGTCTTTCTTACACTGTCAGCGGAGAAACAAATCTTATCGGATTTAAGGTAAAAGGCGATCACGATTGCGCAACCAGCGTAACTTATGCGCTGTTAGGATTTGTACTTTTTGCAGAGTACATTGATGCAGTAGCAAACGTTTCAATCACACCGGGGGAATAGATCCCACTACACAGGCGGTAAATGCTAGTGGGGAACTCACGGAAGAATACTTAAACTCTCTTACAGTTGCAGAAATTAAGGCACTGGCAGAGAGTAAAGGGTATTCACTGACCGCAACAAAGAAAGCTGATATTATCAGCGAAATCTTATCACAGCAATAAGGAGTGTGGAGCAATGTCATATGTAGATTTTGAATATTACCAAACGAAATATGGTGGAAGTTTGTTTGAAAACGAAAAAGACTTTGCTCCATATGAAAGAAAAGCAGAAAGAAGAATCAATGCGATCACATCAAACAGGATTTTGTTTTATTCTCAGCCAGAATCAGAAGATGCATGGTGGGATAATATCAAAGATTGTACCTGCGAAATAGCTGAATTGCTAAAGAATGTATCTGAGTACTCCGCGGCAGTTAATAACTTTGGTGTTATTGCAAATGCGGACGGAACTGTAAAAGGGAAAATGATTAAGAGCATGACTTCTGGAAGTGAATCAGTATCTTATGATGCCGGAGCATCTTCTTCGACATTGGTAGAGATTGCAAAATCAGAAATGGCACTTAATAGTAAGTGCTACGATATTGCATCAAATTACCTAACCGGAATGGTTGATTCAAGGCATGAAAACCTTTTGTACATGGGAGTTTAGCTTATGGGAATCGGATATAAAGATGCCGTGGTTTTATATAACAGGCATTACAACGACACTTTAGAAACTGAATATTATTTTGGTACTCTATTTGAAAATGTAAGAATCGAGCTTACACAGGCAGAGAACATAAACAAATCTGGAATGAAAGATGCAGATAGTTTTCTTGTAAAAATCCCGAATGATGGCACATTGAATTATGCTAATCCACCAGACTGGGAGAACATGAGCGAAGAAGAAAAGATAAAGCATTTCACTTTAAGAAGTAATGATTTTGACTTCGTAGTGATTGCAAAAAAAGATGAACTTCTCATTGATAGGGAATTGCCGGTTGGATTAATTAATTCAGACGATTATCCGGGTAAATTCTTCCAGTACATGGTAAATGAAAAAGGGAATTGCTACAAAGTGAATACTATCGGTGTTTACAGCCTTATACCAAGGTTTGAGATTGGAGGTAAATGATTTGGATGAAAAGCCAAAAATAATGCTTGTATCAGATGCAGAAACGGCGCAAAGAGCTATTCTTGATATGATAAATAGTTATCCAGATTTTCCGCCCGGTTTCAAACCATCAAATTCAACAATCTTATGGAACAGCATAAAAGATACTCAGTCTATTGGAGTTTTTCCGGCGCAGGATCCTGTTTATTTGAAAAAATATGTCAGCGGTTCTTATGTCGGACAAATGACGTTCCAGATCGTATACAAAAGCAATCCAACAACAAACAAGGATAATATTGCAGCAAGCAATCTGCTTGAAAATATTGCAAAGTTCCTTGAAAGTGGAGAATTTACGTTAAAAGATAAAAATTTTGTTGTAGAACAAATCAACCGCACATCGGATGTATTTTGCGGTACAGCAGATGGAAAAACAACAGAATTAGCAATTAATATGCAGCTTAAATATTTTTATAAAAAATAGGAGGAATACTCATGGCAAAAGACAGAACTAACATGGTCTCACTTTTGGATATTGGAAGCCTTATGGGTGGATCAACTGAAAAGCTTGCTGAAATGGGTGACGGTTTCACAGAGCTTACAGAAGACTGGGGACCTAACACAGAAAGCACACAGTATGTAAACATGAAAAATGCAAGCAACTCTGTAAAAGGGTATGCATTTTCAATGTCCCCAGAAAGAGAACATTTGTCAGATGAAATGCAGACAGTGTTTAATGACATTTTTAAAAAGCTTCCAACAGGAGATCAGTGCGAGACATATTATTATCGCTACTATAAAACTGATATTACAAGCGGATCAGGAGATTGTATCCGTGTTCCAGTAACTGTATGCGCATCAAGCACTGGTGGATCAGGTGGTGATATTTTAAAGTCTACAGTCCAGATTAATGGAAATGGAGATGTAGAACAGGGAACAATCACTATTGCTGGTGATGGATCGTTCACATGGGCGCCTAAAGTAAGCGCTTTGGCTTTGGATGAAGATTACCCAATTGCATAGGTGTTAATTAAAAATTAGCATATGTGGGATGCCTGCCTTTCCTTGGTGTCCCACATTAGGAAAGGATGTTAAAAATGGAAGAAATTAAATTAAGCAGTGGTATAAAAAAAATTGCAATAAAAGACGAAGACGGAGATCTTATTACAGTTATAACAGTAGATACAGCGAATGCAGACACAGCTAAGAAGTTTGCAGGTGTAATTGATAAATTAAATAATATATCTCAAAACTGTGAAAAAGAAGCAGCCGAATGGAGAAAGAACCACAAAGACGATATGAATGTGGATGATATTAATGTGGATGCAGCATTAGAGCTTAACAGCATTCGTGTGAAATATCTTAAGCAGATTACGGAAAGTATAGATGGGTTGTTTGGCGAAGATGCCATGAAACAGATTTACGGAGATATTGTCCCGGATGAACTTGCAATCGTGGAGTTTGTAGAGCAGGTTATCCCTGTTATGAATAAGCTTTTCAATAAACGTTTTGAACAGGTGCAGAACAGATACAATGTAAGAAGACGTGGGGCAAAATAATGAACAATGTCATGCTGGACAATTTGCCTACTGAATGGAACGGATACAAAGTAAATACCGATTTCCGCATAGGTATGCAGATTTATATTTTGCAATATGACAAAGAAATGAATGAGTACGAGAAAACAAATTCTATTCTTTATCTTATGTTCTCTGATGAATACGGAGAACTTAGAGACCATCCACAGTACCATGAGTTAGATGAATGTATTTCTTGGTATTTAAACGGATGGTATCACGATAATGCAGGCAGTAGCAAGAATACAAAGCGTTTTATTGACTATGATGTAGATCAATGGAGAATATACGCAGATTTTTTGCAGATATACGGTATTGATTTGTCCGTAGCAGATATGCACTGGTGGAAATTTAATGGCTTGATCTGGAATATGCCAAGAAGATTATCTTCTCTCATTGAGGTAATTGAGATTCGACAGAAAAAGATTGAAAAGAACATGATTTCCAAGGAAAAAGACGCAATCAGAAACGCACAAAATGTATATGCTCTGGAACAGCCAGAAAAAGAGTATACCAGCGAAGAAAAAGAAAAGATAGACGATTACGACCGCATGATGGAAGAAATAAGAAAGCAGAAAGAAACAGAACAGGAAGCATTGAAACAGTTTAAGAAATGAGGGTTTTAGCATGGCTGAATATGATGGCGAAATCAGAATAAAAACGTTGATTGAAAATGGAGAAGCATCAAGTAAGCTCATGCAGATGGAATCACAGTTTCAGAAGCTTGCACGTGAAGCTAGCAATGTATCGGAAAAAATGAGAGAGCTTGCAAAAGCAAAAATCCCAACCGAAGAATATAAGAACTTAGGAAAACAGTTTGATAGTTTAGTATCAAAAGGTCAGAACCTTTCAGAAAAACTGAAAGAAACAGAAAAATATACGCCATCAAAGCAGTATAAAGAAGCAACAAAGCAATTGGAAGAATTGCGATCCAAGCTGTCGCAATTGCAAAACAGGCAGGAAAAATTTCTTGCTACCGGAGGAAACAAAAAGAGCCGAACATACAAAGCAATGCAATATGATGTAGAAGATTTATCTAAATCGATTGCGTACGTTCGCGGCGAAATAAAAAGCATGGAGCAAACAGGAGAGGATAAAACGCTTTCCTCAAAATGGGTAGACCTCAAGAACAAAATGGCAGAAACGGGAAAAGAAGCCGCAAACGTTAAGGCGCAGATGAGGGAACTCGAAAGCTCCGGAAAAGCATATTCCGATCCTACAAAAACAGAAGAATACAAAAAGCTTTCCAACAAGCTTGCAGGCATCACAGATCAGCAAAACGTATTAAATCAGAAGATGAGAGAAACCGTTGTCAATGAGAAATCTATTGGTGCTGGTGCGAAAGACATTGAAAAAGTAGGAAAATCAGCAAAAAAATCATCTGGCTTAATATCTGACATGGCGAAACGAATAAAGCAGACCGTAATTAGTTTTGCAATATTCGGTGCGGTTATGAAAGTATCTCAGACCATATCCAAGGCATTTACAGAAGGTATACAGAACATGGCGAAGTATTCTTCTGAATTTAACGGAAAAATGTCTGAAATGGCAAGTGCTACGGCTACATTGAAAAATTCTATTGGAGCATTGACAGCGCCTATCATATCTGCATTGACACCAGCAATCGTAACTTTATGCACATGGCTTACAAATGCCATTAATGCCATGAATAGATTTATTGCGGCTATAAGCGGAAAAAGCACTTGGACAAAGGCAAAAAAGCAGCAGGTAGACTATGCGGCATCTCTTGATAAAACAGCCGGTTCTGCCAAAAAAGCGGCTGGAGCATTGGCGGCTTTTGATGACTTGAATGTATTGCAGAAAAATGATTCTGGAAGCGGTAGTGGTGGATCTGGTAGTGGCGGATCTGATTTATATGAAGAAGTCCCTACTGGAAAAGAATTAT